AGGTCGTCGAAATTGATCGTTGCGATCTCGGTCATGTCACCGCGCTCCCAAGCCGCGAAGAACCTCAACAATTGCGTCGCCATGCAAGGCGCCGTCTTGGTCAGCTCGAGCCAGCAGGGCATCGCGCGCCTCGTCTGCCGATACGGTCAGTCTGCGGCCCTGCTCAAGCATCAGCGTTGCAATTTGGCGGTGCTGGTTGGCGACTGTGCGAATCAGCATGTCGCGCTCGTTTTCAACGTGCGCCAACATGATGTGTACGTTGGCTTCGGTGACGGCCAGCAGCAGCGCACGTTCAAGGTCGTTGCGCGGCTCGCGTGTCGGTGCGGTGATCATGTCTCAGCCCCTTGTCCAGTCCCGAGGCGATGGTCTGGGCAGTAACGACGCCGGTCTGCCTTAGCAGGGTAGCGGCGGGGCCATCGCCTCGGTGACAAGGATCAACGTAAGCGCAACTTTTGAGTCGTGCAAGCAAAAAAAGACAAGGCCTGCTTACATTGTGGAAAACGTGTCATATGCGCCACTACGCATAACGTCATGGTTGCACTGCGGCAAAGATTGCCTTACGGTGCATCTATGGACACGATTGATCATCAAACTATCGTCGCGGAAGCGGTGAGACTTGGGGGCGGGCCGACAGAGCTGGCGCGTCAGCTTGGCATCGCGTCCCAGGCAATCAGCCAATGGACCCGTATCCCTGTGGGGCGGGTGATCGCCATCGAGGCCATCACTGGCCTGCCGCGGGAGTACCTGCGGCCAGACATCTACGGTGCGCCACGGCCGCGCCCTCCGCATCATCGGAAGGCTGATTCGCGCGTAGCCGCCTAATCCGTCCCTGTTGCATCCCTGTAGCGTCTGCGTCTGCCGGCCGTCGCGCTGGCGGGACTGGCCGTGTGCGGCCTTTGGTGGTCTCGAGACCCACACGCGGGCGTGAGCAGTCCCGTCAACCCGCCGGCTGGGGTTCTTCGCAGGGGGACCGTGCCTCCTGATGAGTAAAAGCCCTGTGTGGTCCTCGGCCGGGCCTCCCACTTGCGCCACACAGGGCGGCACGGGAACGGGAAACGCCCGCCAGGGCGTGATCCTGACGGGCGTTCGGTGGTGGCGGTGGCTCCAGCGGGGCTGATACGCGAGCCGTACAGGTAGGAGCCTTTTGGACGATGCGAAGTGTATCTGCCTACTCTGGCGATTTCAAGGCGAGGGCATCGCTATGAACAAGCCTCTACCGTGGTTCCGCTTCTACCACGAGGCCCTTGACGATCCGAAGGTGCAACGCCTGCCGCCACATCTGTTCAAGACGTGGGTAAACATTCTGTGTGTCGCCTGTGCAAATGGTGGGGAAATCCCTGGCATGGATGATCTGGCGTTCCTGCTGCGGCTGTCAGCTCATGAGGCGCAACAGCACGTCGATGAACTCATTTTTTCAGGGCTGATCGACATTCGCCAAGACAAGAGACTTGAGCCTCACAACTGGGCCAATCGGCAGTTCGTTTCGGACAGTAGCGCCGCGAGAGTGCGGAAGCACAGACAGGCGAAACGGGAGTGTAACGTTACACCGACCGTTACAGTAACGCCCCCAGACCCATACCCAGAGTCAGAAAGAGATATCTCTACCTCTGAGACTGAGGCTGCGCGCGAGAAGGTCGAAGGTATTTTGAAGGGTTTGGGTACGGGTAAGGGTGGGGTGCCATCATCGCGAGCCCTGCGGCGTGTGGCTGGAAAGCTCGGCATCGCCGATGCTTCACCGCTAGTGCCGATCTATCTGGAATGGCCCAAGAGCTGCCAAGCAGTGGACGCTGACGCGCTGTTCGTAGCCTCGGCGCCGAAGATTTATCGTGAAGCATCGCCGGAAGTCAGAACCGCCTGCAAACCGACAGACGCAGCAGAACCTATCGCGCGCCCGAACGTCAAGGCGTCTCCCGAGCTTGCCGCTGCGCTGCGAGGCCGCCGATGAAGCGCGACGACGAATTCCGCAGCATCGACACGTGGCGCCGCGTCTGGGTCGGCGACAACAGCGGGCGCTATGAGTGGCGATCAACTGGGGGCCGGCTGAAAGCCTACCGAGACGGGAGCAGCTATCGCTACGAGATCGACGGCAGGTCCGCCAGCGGCAGCGAAAGAACACTGAGGGCGGCGATGGAAGCGGCGTCGTTGGCCGTGAGAAACCCAGCAGGAGCCGACGCATGACCAACAGCGATCTGCGCGAGCGCGCATTGCGCCTAATCGAGCTGGAAGAGCGGGCCGAGGACGCCAAGCTGGACCTCAAGGCCGCCTATGACGCTGCGGCAAGCGCCGGCTACACGAAGGCGGCTCTCAAGCGCGCCATCAAGCTGCACCGCATGGATGCCGACAAGCGCGCCCGTCACGACAGCGCGCAGATGGACCTCGAGCTGTACCTAGCCGAGATCGAGGGCCGCCGCATCGAGACTGCCAAGACGACGACGGAAACGACCCTGGCATACCTAGAGCAGAGCCGGAAAATCCGCGAGGCAGCAGAATGAGTTGGCCGATGAACGACAAGACCATGAGTGTCGGCGAACGAGAGATGGTGTCTGGTTTCATAGACGGCAGTGACAGGGATGCCCCGCGACCGTCAGGAAACCGCACAGCAGCCTACACATGGGGATTCCTAAATGCTCTCAGGGATCGCGGTGAATATCCACGGCACAGGAGCGCAGACCGAGCGCGGCGCGTGGCTGCTTACCTCATCAAGCGAGTCAACCGTACCGCCGAATAACCGCGTGCCTGCGTACCTGAGAGACAGGCAAATCGAATGCAGATGTGGATGTTATACGTGATCTTGACGACCGGCGAGGCTGGTCCCGTGCCAGTTGACCAGGATGTGTGCACCAAGATCGCGACGGACCTCGCAGCAGGAGCCACCATCACCGTCGAGCGCTATGACGGCAGCATGCCCGGCATCGTCGCCGCGTCATGCCTCGGGCCGGTCGATGTGGACCCGTGCGAATTGGAGGCGGCGTCGTGACGAAGTTGCGGGTGCTTGATCTTTTCAGCGGCATCGGAGGTTTCAGCCTTGGACTTGAACGAACTGGCGGATTTGAAACCGTCGCCTTCTGCGAAATCGAACCATACCCGCGAGCCGTCCTCGCCAAACACTGGCCAGGCGTCCCATGCTACGAGGACGTGCGAACCCTCACAGCCGACACTCTTTCCAGAGACGGAATTGCCGTTGATGTCATCTGCGGCGGGTTCCCCTGCCAGGACGTTAGCTTCGCTGGAAAACGGGCTGGCCTCGAAGGTGCGCGCTCTGGTCTCTGGCGAGAATATGCCCGTCTCGTTGGCGAGCTACGACCGCGCTTCGTCATCGTGGAGAACGTGCCAGGCCTGCTTAATCTCGGAATGGGAGCCGTTCTGGGAGACCTGGCCGCGCTCGGGTACGATGCGACGTGGGACTGCATACCAGCTTCCGCCGTCGGCGCCCCTCACCGCCGAGATCGCGTGTGGATCGTTGCCCACACCGACCGCGCAGCAGTACGGCAGCAACCAGTCGCCGAGCCCAGGTGCAAAAGTCCGGCCGTCGCTCGCGGCCATTGCCCGACTGCCCACGCCAACGGCCAAAGCAAACATGATGGCGCCCTCAATGCAGAAATGGGCGGCGCATCGGAACCTGTGGCCGACGCCTACCGCGATGACAAACACGGGCGGCGCAGCAATGTGCAAGTGGGGCGGGAGCGGCGCACGCGCCAAGCTGCGATCCATGACCACGCCCGAGGAACTCAATGGAGCTCTGAACCCGACGTGGGTCGAGTGGCTCATGGGGTTCCCTCAAGATTGGACCGCCTTAAAGGGCTTGGCAACGCGGTCGTCCCACAGGTCGTTGAAGTTATCGGACGCGCCATCCTTGAAGCCGAAAGGCTAGCAGCATGAACAACATCAACCTAGGCCAGCTTGTTTCGCAGATCACCGACATCATTGGCCGCGTTGTCTCAGTCGCGCTCCTGCTGCTGATCCTGGCGGCTGTGGCGGCAAGGTACGGCCTGCGTGTGCCGATGCTGCCGGCGACAGACCCGCAGGCCTTGGCGTGGCTCTGCGGCGGCTGGTGGCTCTGGCGAGGGGGGAAGATATGAGCGGTCCTAAGATCGTCGCCATTGACCCTGACCACTACACCCGCACCGCAATCGAGCCTATCGACGTGATAGAGGCGTGGGACCTTGGCTTCCACCTCGGCAACTCGGTCAAATACATTGCTCGTGCCGATCACAAGGGCACGCGTCGTGACGACCTGATCAAAGCGGCCAACTACGCATACCGGGCAGCGACGGGCAGATGGCTCCCGAAGCACCTTCTGGAGGATGTATGACGGCCGCATCAACCCCGATATCCCGCCACCTAGAACTAATCGCCGACCTGATGGCAGAGCGCGGTTTTGAGCAACACCAAGTGGAGGCGGTCAGAGAGGCAGCACTAATGGCAACGGGTCACAAAATCAAAGTTGGCAAGGTGGACAAGACCGCGCTTGCCAAGGGCAAGGTCAAGCCGGTCGATAAGACGCCGCCCCCGCTCAGAGGCGCCAAGGCGAAGAAAGCGAGCCGCACCGTCAAGGCGTTGCACAAGAACAGGGCGAGGAAGGCATGAGCGACTACGCAATCACGATCAGACGACAAAACGGCTATATGGTCGCCAGTACCAGCTACCCGCCTCGTGACGGTGAGGACTGGTCGCGCGGCAATGACATTGCAGATGGGTCTGACGAGCGCGAGTTTTGGGGGCTTATGGAAGATATGGCCGACTTCCTCGCGCGCAACCCAGGAAAGCTTCCCGAGGACTGGAAAGAAGAATTTTACAGGACTCCGATTAACTGAACCATCCTCGTGCCTGCGTACCAATCCAACGAGGCACTATGACGATCGCACCAACTCTCGAGCGACTGCGCCACGGCCACGGCTTTGATGCACCGGAGCGCAGTCAGACCGTTCACCGGGTCGCCTACAAGGCGCACAGCCCATTCGAGGCGCTGGAACGAAGCGGCCGCATCAGCCACGCCAACCTGCTGGCCGCAAACAAGCTGAGCCGGCATTACCATGGTGCCATGGGTGTCAATGTCGGCAGCGGAGAAGGGGGCACAGACCCGGATACGGAATTCCCCGCCATTTACCATGGCCAGATGGTCGCGATTGCATGGCGGCAGGTCACGGCGCAGGAAAAGCACGCGCTGACTGCGCTGATTGAGGAAGCCAAGACCGTCGAAGAAATCGGCCGCCAATGGATGAGCGTCAAAGACCGAGGTCGCGCCGAGATGGCCGGCCGGGCGCTGGTAAGGTCGGCCCTGGATAGACTAGCCGCACATTGGGGTTTTAGCCGCGGAGACCCATGAGCGCCAGTGTCCCGCGTGTGCGATAAGGAAAAGGTCACGCAATCGCGCGTGGCCACTTTATTTTCGCAATGTCTGCGCATAAGTGACATTGCACAAGCAACAACTATCGGAGTTCCAATGTCTGTAAAGCTCGAAAAAATGAGTCTGCCGGAGCTGATGAAGCTAAAGGCGTCGGTCGATGCGGCAATTCCCCAGGCCAAGGCGCGCGAGACTGCAGCGGCCAAGGCTGAGATCATGGAACTGGCCGCCAAGCGTGGCATCCGTCTTGAGGACGTGATCGCAGTGGCGCCGAAGAAGACCGCCAAGGCTACCACTGGCCGAAAGATCGCGCCGAAGTGGATCGACTCGCAGACCGGGGTCAAATGGACCGGCCGAGGCCGACAGCCGAAGAACTTCGACAAGGCACGGGCGCAAGCACTGTCCTGACGTGTTGCGCTTCTGCAACGTTCGCGTGCCGCGGCCAATCACGGCAAAATCGTGGCTTGACGGTCGTTAAAAACAAAAGTAGTTGAGTATGTACGTTGCCCAAATTGGGTAAACAGAGCCCCGGCAGAGATGCGCGGGGCTTTTCTGTTTGTGGAGCCAATGGACCTCGAAGCCGCCGACGTGCCGGACCTCATCGAAGCTCTGGCAGAACGTTTCCGCGACTCCGGCTTCGACCCGCGCGAGTCCATGACCATCGCCAACGAAATTCTTGCTGTCGCGCTCAGTGAAGACGACGGCCTAGACACCGTGCATTAGGGGAGACCGCCATGCGCAAACTTGTCGCCGCGTGCATCGCCGCGGTGCTCACTGGGTGTACGCCTGCTCTGGCCGGCGTGACATGTTACGGAGAAATTTCCGCTGGCAAGTCCATCACCGCGACGGAACTAGACGCCAATTCGTTCGCCGGCAAGGCCACGGTATCGGTTGACGGCCTACAGGGCGGCATCGGCGCCGGCTGCGACGTGGCCCTAGATCGTGTGGTCATCGGCGCCCTGGCACGCTACGAGTTGATGGACCTCAGCGAGCGCATCGGCCCCGGCAGCATCGGCGCGGATGCGCAGTGGATGCTTGCCCTACGCGGTGGCGTCAAAATCAACCCTGGCACGCTCATTTACGGGTTGGTCGGCATCGCAGGCACCGAATTGACGTACCCCGGCCTCAACATCGATCCCGAGGGCGTCGTCTATGGTGCTGGCCTGGAATTTGATATCGCCGCCAAGGACTTGACTGCGTTCGTTGAATGGAGCCGCACAGAGTTTGACTCAAGGAACGCCGGCCTCACCACACTCGACCCGCACACCGACACGATCCGCGTTGGCGTCAGGCTCAAATTCGATCTCATGAAATGAGGGGGCACATGGACACGCTCGACCCGTTTCGCAGGTGGTTCCGAGTAGGCGCCGCCGTGCTGAGTTTCTGTTCTGCGTGTCTCACCGGCTGGTTCGGTCTCAACCAAAGCCCCTACATGGGGATTGCACTGTTCATCGCTGGCTTCATGGTCGTCATGAGCCTGATGAGCGACTACATCGGTCTGTTCCTCCGTGATGCCGTCCGCCGCCGTCAGTGGGACGCGGTGGCGCTTTGCGTGCTCGGTGCGTTCATCGCCATTGGCACCAACGTCACGAGCAACTTCGGTTCTATCGGCTGGCAGCGCGCATCGACAGCCGCTGATGCCGGCTTCCAGAACACTGCCGCCGCCGACGTGCGCAAGCAGATCACCAACGCCGAAGCCGAACGGCAGATGTTCGCGACCCTGCGCCAGAAGCTGGTTGCCGAGAGGCCATGGGCGGCAGAAGTGAAGGCGGACGGTCTGCGCAACCAGATCGCAGACTTGCGCAACGCAGAGGCGGCCGAGACGAAGCTCGGCGGCTGTGGTCGCAACTGCCGCGCCATTCAGGACAAGATCGCAGCTGCACAGGGGCAGATCGCATCGGCGGAGAAGATGGCCGATTATGACGAGCGCATTGCCAGCCTAGACAAGCGCCTGGCAGAGTTGAAGGCATCCAGCGCTGAGAAGCCGCCCGTCACCGATGCAGGTAATGAACAGGCGGGCATGTTTGCCACCATCGCTACCATGAGCCTGGCGCCGACCGACGAGGCAAAGAAGGTGGCCGGCCTGTCGTTGCTTGGCTGGATCGCACTCGGCCTTACCTTCGGCCCTATGGTGGCGGCCTATGTGGGCTGGAAGCCGCTCGGTAGCAGCCTGATCGAAGAATTCCGCAATCTCCCCGACATTCCTGTTGGCGAGCGGTCCGGCAATCGCACACCCGACGAGCCTCGCGCGTATCCCCCTATGCCCAAGGGCATCCCAGCCGAACCCATCGTTGTTCACACCGTCGAGACAATCAAGGATGAGAGCCTGCGCAGGTGGGCGCTGAGCGACGAGGTGAGGGCGATGCTCGGGCAGGGGCAGCTCAAGGCGGCGTAATCGAAAAAAAATCATAGAAATCAACCATGCCTAGAGGCGGAAAGAGAGAAGGTGCCGGGCGCAAGAAGGGCGCGCCCAACAAGGCGACGGCAGAAATCAGAGAGTCCGCGCGGCAATACTCTGATCGGGCTGTGAGGCGTCTTGCGCATCTCATGACCAAAGCCACAAGCGAGCAAGCCCAGGTGGCTGCGTGCAAGGAAATACTTGATCGTGCCTGGGGCAAGCCAACACAGACACACGCCAACGATGCCGACAACCCGCTCCCGCCGCTCTACTACATGGGCGTTCCACTGCTAGGGGAAAATGCAGACTCAGACGATCAATGGCCAGAAGTATCGAGTCATTGACATTGGCTATCGGCCTCGAGAGCAGTTCTATCCGTTCCATCAGCGGCGCCAGCGTTGGGCGTGTCTCGTGGCTCATCGGCGCGCTGGCAAGACGGTGGCATGTGTGATGGACCTGCTGGCCAGGGCGTCGGCATTCAAGGGCCAGGATGGCCGATTTGCTTACGTAGCGCCTTTCTATGTGCAGGCCAAAGATGCGGCATGGACCTATCTCAAACGGTTCACGATGCCCATCGAGGGTGCCGAGGTCAACGAAAGCGAGCTTCGGATTGACCTGCCGCACAACGGGGCACGCATCAGGGTCTATGGCGCTGACAATTATGATCGGATGCGTGGTGGCTACTTTGACGGCGTGATCCTCGATGAGTACGGCGACATGCACCCTGCAGCATGGCCAGAGGTCATTCGCCCGATGTTGGCAGACCGCAAGGGCTGGGCCGTGTTCATCGGTACCCCGAAGGGACGCAACGACTTCTGGCAGGTGTGGGAGCGGGCCAAGCAGAACCCGCGCGACTGGTTCGAGCTGGTGCTACGGGCCAGCGACAGCGGCCTGATCGATGACGAGGAAATCGAGGCGATCCGCGCCGAGCTGACGGCAGAGCAGTTTGAGCAGGAGATGGAGTGCAGCTTTGATGCTGCGGTGGTTGGCGCCTACTTCGGCAAGGAAGTCGTTGAAGCTGAGCGCTCTGGCCGCATTACGGCAGTGCCCATAGACACGGCCTTGCCGGTGCATACGAGCTGGGATTTGGGCATTGGCGATAGCACGGCCATCTGGTGCTGGCAGATCGCGCCTGACGGCGTGCGTGTGGTTGACTTCTACGAGAACCACAGTCAGCCGCTTGCCCACTATGTCGGCGTGCTGCGGGCCAAGGGCTACACGGGCAAGGTATGGGTGCCGCACGATGCCAAGGCGCGAGAGCTGGGCACGGGCCGCACAAGAGTTGAGACGCTGCAGGGCCTGGGCTGTGACGTGGCGCTTGTGCCAGGGCATCAGGTCATGGACGGCATAAACGCCGCCCGCGTGTCGTTCCCGAGCTTCTGGTTTGATGAGGTCAACTGCCGGCAGGGTATCGAGGCGCTGCGCCAGTACCGGGCCGAGTTCGATGAGAAGACCAAGGCGTTCAAGAACAACCCGCGCCACGACTGGACCAGCCACGCAGCCGATGGTTTTCGCTATCTTGCGATGGCATGGAAGGCCATGAAGGCAGAAGCCCCGCCGCCGAAGCCGTCGCACTACGTGCTCGAGGCCCAAGCAGACGGGTCGATCCGCTCGAATATCCCGATCAGGGACCGCATTGAACAGCTGCGCAAGAAGCGGCTCGCGAGGATGAATGGTTGAGAATGAGCGGACTATGTGCCGCCCGAACGCGGACGGGACGATGACGGTCGCGCTAATCCGCACCATCCCCATGCCGGATGGCCCCATCGCCCATGACCGCACGCTCGAGAGCGACACGCTGGACTTGATGCGCCGGCACGCCGCCAGGTTCACCTTCCCGACACGCAAACGGAACAGGCTAGACCGCAGTGAGTGACGACACCAAGGGCGAGATTGTATCCGACCAGGAAGCGCTCGCCACCGGCCACGACCTGCCCGGCCTATGGCTCAAGAAGATCAAGCGCGCCAAGGAAGATGAGAAGAAGTGGCGCGAGGACGCGAAAGAAGCCGTCGCCATCTACGAAGTTGACGAGGGCAAGGACGGCACGGGCATACCGGCGTTCAACATTCTGCACAGCAACATCGCAATTACGGTGCCGTCGCTATACAACTCGACGCCTATTCCCGATGTGCGCCGCCGCTTCGGCGATGCAGATCAAGTGGCCAAGGTGGCTGTCGATGTGATTGAGCGGGCGCTTGGTTACTGCCTCGATGAGTACGATTTTGACGGCCAAATCATAGAGTCCACACGCGATGCCGAACTGGCCGGCCGGGGCGTGCCGCGCATCCGCTACACGCCGCACATGGAGCAGCAGACTGACCCGGCAACGGGTGAGCAGTTTGAAGCTGTGGCCCGGCAAGAAGTCAAGATCGAGCATGTCGTTTGGGACAAGTGGGGCCACGGGCCTGCCCGGCATTGGGGCGAGGTTGGCTGGATTTACTTTGAGCACGACCTGACGCACGCCGAACTGCGCAAGATGGGCATCTCGGCTGAGCGCATCAGGAAACTGGCGTTCGACAGCGGCGACAACGACCGCGAGGCAATCAAGACCTCGGACTCGTCAAGCGGCATCATGAAGACCGTAAAGGCGTATGAGGTATGGGACAAGGATAGCGGCAAGGTCCTGTTCCTGGCCGAGAATGACGAAAAGCAGTTCCTAAAGGTCGCTGACGACCCGTTGAAGCTCAAGCAGTTCTTTCCGATCCCGAAGGCCATACAGCCCCTGCGCAAGCGGTCGTCGCTCTGCCCAATGACGCCTTACAAGGTATACCAGACGCAGGTTGCCGAACTGGACAAGATCACCAAGCGCATCAACGCCCTTGTTGGGCAGCTCAAGGTGCGTGGGCTCTACGACAAGCGGCTCGGTGCCGACCTCGAGCGGCTGCGCTATTGCGAAGACGGGCAGTACGAGCCGGCCGACGATGCCACGGTTTTTGCGCAGGGTGGCGGTGGGCTCGAGAAGGCCATTGCACACTGGCCGCTCGCTCAAATCGTCGGCGCACTGCAGCAGCTCTACGTGCAGCGCGACCAGATCAAGCAGGCCATCTACGAGGTGACGGGCCTCAGTGACGTGCTGCGCGGCGCGACGGACCCAAACGAAACGCTCGGCGCACAGCAGCTCAAGGCCCAGCAGGGCACGACGCGGCTTTCGATGCGCCAGCGTATGGTATCCGAGTGCTGCCGGCAAATCCTGCGCATGAAGTGCGAGATTATCTGCAACCATTTCACGACCGAAAACTTGTCGGCCATGACGGGCATCCAGATCACGCCCGAGGTTGAACAGGTGCTGCGCAATGATCTGCTGCGCTCCTACAAGATCGACGTTGAGACAGACAGCACCATCCGCGCCGACGTTTCCCGAAGCCAGGAGCAGATGACGTTGTTCCTGCAAGGCACGGCTCAATATGCGTCGGCCATGGCGCCTATCCTGCAAATGAACCAGGGCGCAGCTGGTCCGGTGCTCGAGATTTACAGCGCCTTTGCGCGGCACTTCAAGCTGGGCAAGTCGGCCGAGGATGCGCTTGATCAGATGGTCGAGGCATCCAAGCAGCCGCAGGAGCCGCAGCCGTCGCCAGAAGAGCAGAAGATGAAGCTTGAGGAACAGAAGGCGCAGATGCAGGCGCAGTCTGACCAGCAGAAGCAGCAGGCCGAGATGGCCAAGATGCAGGCTGAGATGCAGATGAAGCGCGAGATGGCCGAGATCGACAAGCAGATGAAGATGCTCGACCTCGAAGTGGCACAGCGCAAGGCCGAACTCGAGATGCAGAAAGCCCATATGGAACTCGGCATGAAGCAGCAGGCGATGGAGCTCGACCGCGAGGCCAAGGTCTACGACATCCAGACGCGCCAGCAGATGAGCGAACTCGACATATCGAGCCGCCGTGAGAAGGCGATGGCCGACAGCGAAGCCAGGCACGAAAAGGCGGAATTCGAGCGCGAGCAACGCTCGGCGAGGGCGGAGGGTGAAGACTGATGAGGCAGCGCTACGTCTATCGGGATGGCCGCATGGTGGGCAAAGATGGCCTGCCGATGCTGAGCCACAACGAGCTTGCTCACGACGAGACGCAAATCTGCTGCCCGCAAATCTGTTCGGACATCCCGGAGTACCAGTCTCCTATTGATGACCGTTGGATCACGTCGCGGTCCTGGCGGCGCGAAGACCTGCGCAAGCATGACTGCTACGAGGTGGACCCGCCCAAGCGCAAGCGCGGCCTGAGAAACGAACGCTTCGCCGCCAAGTGGCGCAAGCCGATGGACGGCGATGCGGCCGGGCCGAACCACGATATCGCCGAACGGCACAACCGCGCTTTGCACGACCGGAAATTGAGGTACGAGAATGAGCCTGGAAGATACGCTAGCCCCAGCCACGCCCGCCGAATCGACCCCGCCGGCACCATCGACTGACGTTGCAGCGCCTGATGCGCCGGCACCGGAGGCGCATGACGACGGCAGCGATCTATCGGCCGAGCTTGCGCAGGTATGGGAAAAGGCCCAAGGGCCAGCCAGGGACGAAGCCGGGCGGTTTGCGGGAAAACCGGCTGAGAAAGCGGCAGAAGCGGGTGATGAACCGGCAGAAGCGGGAGAACCGGCTGAATCGCCGGTTGCCGCTGCCGAGCCTGAGAAGCCAGCCGCGCCAGCCGTTGAACCGCCCCGTGCATGGACGGCTGAGCAAAAGGCGAAGTGGGCCGAGCTGCCGCCCGACATGCAGTCTCACATCGCCGCTCGAGAGCAGGCGCTGCATGAAAGCAAGACCGAGCTCGGCCGCATCGCTGCGGAATACACGCCGCTTGCCCAGACGCTCAGCCAGTTCAAGTCGTATCTTGACCAGGTGGCCCACGGCGACGTGCCCGGCTACCTTGGGCGCGTTCTCAGCGCATCCCATGCGCTAGACACCGATCC